CTCGACTGGTACAACGTCAACCGGCCATCCTCTTTCCGCGATGTTTGCAGGCTGGTCCGACTTCAGATGAACAAAGTGCGGCAACCTTTTGGACCATCGCTCCATATAGTCGATCATCTCAGGATAGGAAGCTCCAGTGTTCAGCCAGACAACATAGATGTCGTTCCATCTCTCTTTATAGAGATAGAGACAAGCAAGGCTGTCCTTGCCGCCGCTGAACTGAAGCGCCGTATCGATCATAGAGAGGCCAGCGTCGCAAGGATGGTGGCCGCAGACGATGCCGCACCCAGACCAGTCAGCAGCCCGCTGCTGCTTCCGCCAGTTCCAGTCTGCGTCTGGGTTCCGCCATATGGGCTTGCGCCCAAAGCCGTCAGAGGTATTTGGAGCTGCTGGAGCGGGAATTGCTGCGACTCAGCATAGGCCTGCCGCGCCGCATCCAACTGCGCCTGTTGCTGCTGTTGAATGAGAGACTGCGCACCAAGAGCGCCCGTTGCCCCGGTGAGGAAGGCTTCCTGACCAGCGCCAGCCAATCCACCCAGCGTTTGCGCACCCTGTATGCCGACCTGAGCACCAGTCAATCCAGCAGCCTGATTGAGCTGCTGCGCCTGCAAGTTGCGAGCAATGTCGGCCTGCGCTGCCGCTTGCGCCTGCTGAAAGTTCTGTCCGTAGAGGTTGGCCGCAAGTTGACCCGCCTGCTGCTGCGCCGCAGCATTGACGACGCCCTCCTGAATGGCCTGCCGCGATCCACCAAACGCCTTGGCTCTGACCGCATCAGCGTAGGCCTGGTTTAGGTTTGTCTGACGCTGCGTGTTCAGCGCCTCCAAAGAAGTGTCGATGACGTTCTTCGTATAGGGGTTCATGTAGGCTGACAGATCAGCATTGGCTAAATAGCCAGGCGTCACCTGCTGCGGTTGGTATTGCCCCGACTGCGCCGCCATCATCTGCGCCTGAGCAAACGCCGGTTGAGCCATTGCATAGTTATTCGAGATCGAGCCAATCGCGCTCAACTGACCGGGAGCCATGTTGGCGACGCGCTGGCCCTCATACGGCCCCAGCATCGTGTTAGAGATGTCATAGGCCGCAGCAAGGTTCTTGCGGCCAGCCTCCTGAACCCATTCTGGGTATTCGGTCTTATTGACCTGCGTTGTTGTTCCACCGCCACCAGACATGCTGTTCTCCTAAATATCCAGCGTGTGAGCCACCCAGCGCCTCTTCCAGCCTGGCGTTGCAACCTTTTCCCAGCCTAGTCTACCTGATCCAAGGATAAATTCACAGCCGTTAGCCCGCCCAAACTCCACCAACCTTGGCTGCATGTTCTTCAGCGTCTCAAGTTCCCCGGCGACCAGAACGATATTCAGGTATCGCTTTTGGGGCGCAACCCGAATTTCCGTGACCACAACCCCGTCATCGTCCGCAAACATCTGAAACGCGCCAGTATCCAATCCCGCAACCAGATCATCATAGCTGTGAGTGTCCAAACCATGCTTCAGAGCCTTCTTGATGCGCCTGACCAGTTCTGCCTTTTCCATCAGTAGCTCGGCGCTCCCGTCTGTCCAAGCGGAACAGATGTCGTCTGCAAGGTTCCAGTATCGCTGACCGTCACCTTCCAGACCGTTCCATTCGATGCCTGCAGCAGGATGCTTTCTACCGCCTCATTCCTGACGACGTTCAGCAACTGCGCCCGCTCAATCGCGCTGAACGAATAACGGAAATACTCGCGGTCATATCCGGCGGGCGGAGTTGGAAGGTTAAGCCTCATCGTCCGCCCCCTGCCGTCATCTCAAGCCGCACCTCACCGATGCTCCATTCTGAGTCCTCGGTTGCGGCGATCTTGATCCTGAAGTCACGCCCGGTCACCCGCATGTCGGTATAGCCGTCTGATCTCGGGTTGTACGGTCCAGACGTCGTCTCTGTGCCTTCAGGTGTAAACGATGAATAGACAGTCAACTGCGTCGAGTTGTAGCCGTAGCCGCTATCCGTGATCGCCTGCTTAACATGCGAGATCATGTTCCCATTTTGAGCATTGATCGAGCCGGTCTCGGCATATCTGGCTGTGGTGATCGGATCGCCAGCCGCCGTCCAACCATCCTCATGCTGATAGAGGTTTCCTTCCTCATCAGACGCCAATGGATAGTTGATGACGGTCGTTCCGCACGCAGCCGTGCGAGACATTTCGCCCACGCTCCACCAGGTCTCAGCATAAGAGAACATCAGATACTTGTCTGGATTGATCGAGCCATTCGACGGATACCAGAACCAGGCTTCAGGAAAGACGCCGTTATCAGATCCAAACGTCCAAAGGTGCGACGTCTGCGGATCAAGGTCTTCAAACACGAATGATCCAACATCGCATTGCATAGGACGAACGGTGCCGCCGTCGTAAATCCAGAAGGCCTCATTGCCCATCCAGATGCAGCGACCAGCAGTCGTTGCAAATGCTTGCGGGGCGATCAATCCGCACCCAAAGCCGATACGCTCAATCTGGTAGATGTATGGAAGGCCGACATAGCGCATCAGCCATGCTTCGTTCTCCGTCCAGATCAGCGTTCCTTCGCGAACGGGGGCACACATAACGATCTGGTTTTGAGTATCTAGATCGAGATAGCCAGCAGTGTTTGTAGGATCAGCAAAATCCCACTCGGTGTAATCCTCTGCCGATGACCATGCAACGCGACGCCCATTTCCGCCGCATCCAATCAGAACGCAATGGCGCTCAGGGGTGACGATAACGCCTCGGTTGTTTGTTGGAACGGGGGTTGTCGTTGTTACAGATCCGCCAGTTCCAGTTGTATTCGTCCCAGAGAGCGCAAAGGTGAACGTCGTATCGCTCGGCGTCGCCACAACGGTATGCGTTGCATTGAACGCGCCGAAACTGTTTCCACTGATGACGACAACCTGTCCAACGATATATCCGTGATGGTCAACTGTGGTGACGGTCGCTACGTTCGAGACGCGCACGATCGTTGTGATGGTACTTGTTCCAACTGGACCAGCGATGACCTCTCCATGGTTCCAATGCAGCAATCTGCCATCTGAGGAGGCTACTGCCAGAAGATCGCCACCCCAGTTATCGAACGTCCACGAGAATGACGGGACAAAAGCCTGCGTGGGGGGACGAGGATAGGTCGGATCAGTGTCTAACCCGTAATAGGTGTATCCGTAGTTATAGGCTCCATACCCGCCATATGATCCTGCACTTGCTGAAGTGAATCCAGAAGGCGTCCTGTCATCATAGGTTGATCCGCTCAGGATGTAGAGTTTGTTTTCGCATCCAATAGCCGTGTATGTCGCGCCATCTGCGCCGATCCATGGAAACAGACCGCGGATCGTGCTGCTAAGGGGTGATGACGTTACACGCTGCCACCCGCCAACAGGAAGCAGCTTTCCAGACCTCCAGCGGATTAGATTGGCGTCCCAATAACGCCCCTTCGTCTGGAGCGGTGTCGCCAGCTTCATCACGCCAGGAGGAACATTGATTGGTGCAAGTGGCATTGCAATCCCCGCGAATTACGGCTTGGTCGGCCAGTTAACATCCCAAGGAAACCCCGTCTGAGATGTTATGTCTCTGAGAGATTGACGATACGCTGCCCATGCCGTTTTGTCACCGGGAGCATCTGCAAGTTGCGTCCAGTCACAGTCGGAAAGACGAATGTTTCGGTCTTCGCGGACGTTCTTGGCCTGTGCGGCATCATGAGAAGCTTTGGTATCGTCGTCCATGTCGGCCAAGCTGTACTTGGTGAACCATTCGCCGCCGATCTGCTCAACGCCATCGCGGTAAACGGTTTGATAGCGTTCGGCAGTTGGCTGCGGACCTTCAAGAACGGGATCAGCGCCAAGTTGGTCTAGAACTTCAACAGTCGTGTGGTCCCATGAAGCGCCTGCAACCGTGCGAAACTCGCTCTCATACATGACTGCGCCAGTGGCGCGGATGCGGATTTCCATTTTGCTCTCCTTAAGCCACAGCCAAGAAAATATAGGTTCCACCAGAGGCATTGATGCCTGCGGCGGTGCTGACGATCTGGAAGCCGACGCTAGTGGTATAGACGCTGTTGGCGTTCACTTCAGCGGCGGTGCTGTTGAAAAGCAAAGATGGATCAGTGCCAGACACCATGCCACGAGCCGTGTCCCAAACATACCAATCGCCAGTACTATCTGTGCGCTTGATTAGGACAAAACGAGCGCC